CACATGGACGACCTGACGGGCAGGGTGACACGGGACATGGTGAACAATGACCGCTCTGACCAGTACGAAGTGGTGGAGTTCCCTGCCATACTGGACACGGCTGATAAAGAGAACAAACCCATACAGAAACCCTTGTGGCCTGAGTTTTTTGATTTGGAAGCGTTACTACGTACCAAGGCATCGATGCCGACCTTTCAATGGAACGCACAATATCAGCAGGAACCCACGGCAGAAGAAGCTGCTCTAGTAAAACGAGAGTGGTGGCAGTCGTGGGAGCAGGAACAACCCCCTACGTGTGAGTACATCATAATGTCCCTAGATGCAGCAGCGGAAACTCACAACCGCGCTGACTATACTGCGCTCACTACGTGGGGGGTATTTTTTAACGAAGAAGAAAACGCACACCACATCATCCTGCTTAATAGTATAAAAAAGCGTCTTGAGTTTCCTGAACTAAAAGACCTAGCGATGGACGAGTATAGGGATTGGGAACCCGATGCGTTTATCGTGGAGAAGAAGAGCGCGGGGACAGCCCTGTATCAGGAGATGAGACGCATGGGACTGCCCGTGCAGGAGTACACGCCACACAGGGGGTCGGGAGACAAGCTGGCACGGTTGAATTCGGTTGCAGATATTGTAGCATCAGGTATGGTGTGGATGCCGATAACGAGGTGGGCAGAAGAAGTTATAGAAGAGATTGCAGGGTTTCCATTTATGAGCCATGATGACCTCGTGGATAGCACAGTTATGGCACTAATGAGATTTAGACAAGGTGGGTTTATCCGTCTACCAACGGATGAGCCAGAAGAAACACGCTACTTCAAGCAAAGGCGGGGTGGATACTACTAATGGCTATTGAAAAAGGGTTATACGCAGCACCGGAAGGACTCGAAGAAGAGGCAAAAGAGGGGGCTGGGCTAGAAATAGAGATAGTTGACCCTGAAATGGTCACACTAGATGACGGTAGTATGGAGATAACCATAGTGCCTGACGCTAAAATAGGAGACATGACCCAGTTTGATGCGAACTTGGCAGAGTTTTTAGACGAAAATGCCCTGTCTTTACTCGCAGATGATGTTATGGGGCTGGTTGCATCCGATATGGATGCACGAAAAGAGTGGGCAGACACCTTCGTAGAAGGGCTTGACCTGCTCGGCCTCAAGATAGAAGAACGTGCGGAGCCTTTTCAAGGTGCTTGTGGTGTGTTTTCTACTGTTTTATCCGAAGCTGCTATACGTTTTCAGGCAGAAGCCATGAGTGAGACCTTCCCCGCGTCCGGTCCAGTACGGACAAAGGTGATAGGGGAGGAAGATAAGGACAAATTAGAGGCCGCAGACCGTGTAAAAGCGGATATGAACTACGAATTGACCGAAAAAATGGTCGAATATCGGTCAGAACACGAAAGATTGCTCTATAGTTTGGGTTTATCGGGGTCTGCGTTCAAAAAAGTCTATTTTGACCCTAATTTAGGGCGGCAAGTTGCCATATACATACCCGCAGAGGACGTAATTGTGCCTTATGGAGCGTCAAATATAGAAACTGCGGAGCGTGTAACACACGTTATGCGAAAAACTAAGAACGAATTGCGTAAATTACAGGTTAGTGGCTTTTACAGGGACATAGACTTGGGAGACCCCACGCCCTACCACTCTGATATAGAGGAGAGAAAGGCAAAAGATAGTGGGTACTCTATGTCTGATGATGATAGGTATGCTATTTATGAAATACATGCAGATATGGTCATAGATGGCATAGATGACGAGGATGACATAGCCAAACCGTATGTAGTTACTGTGGAAAGAGGTTATAACACGGTGTTAGCCATAAGGAGAAACTGGAATCCTGATGACAGGCTACAGTTAAAACGCCAACACTTTGTACATTATGCTTACGTCCCCGGATTTGGCTTCTATGGTCTTGGACTCATACACATCGTAGGGGGGTACGCTAAAGCAGGTACATCTATCATACGGCAGTTAGTGGACGCAGGTACGCTTGCTAACCTTCCGGGGGGTTTGAAGTCTCGCGGGCTACGAGTCACAGGTGATGATAAACCCATAGAACCGGGAGAGTTTAAAGATGTGGATGTACCGTCTGGTAGTATAAAAGATAACATTATGCCGCTACCCTACAAAGAACCTAGCCAAACATTGCTGGCTTTACTTGACAAAATAACCACAGAGGGCCGTAGGTTAGGGGCAATTAGCGATATGAATATCTCTGACATGTCAGCTAACGCACCCGTAGGTACTACCTTGGCATTATTGGAAAGAACTCTGAAGCCCATGGCGGCAGTACAAGCTCGTGTTCACTATGCCATGAAACAAGAGTTTAAATTACTCAAAGCAATCATGGCTGAATATGCCCCTGCAGAGTATGGGTATCAGCCTAACCGTGGAGAGATTAGCGCAAGACAATCTGATTACATGTTGGTAGATGTCATACCTGTCAGTGATCCTAACAGTTCCACGATGGCACAAAGGGTAGTTCAATACCAAGCAGTATTACAAATGGCACAATCTGCCCCACAGATATACAATCTTCCACAACTACATAGGCAGATGATAGAAGTTCTAGGTATAAAGAACGCAGACAAACTTGTACCTACAGAAGATGATGCACAACCGCTAGACCCGATTAGCGAGAATATGAATGTACTTATGGGTAAACCTCTAAAAGCGTTCATCTACCAAGACCATGCAGCGCATATTGCTGCTCACGAATCATTTATGCGTGATCCTATGATTGCTCAAGCGTTGGGTAGAGGGCCGCAAGCAGGTAAGATAATGGCCGCATTACAAGCACATATCATGGAACACTATGCGTTCTTATACAGACAACGAATAGAAGAGAATCTGGGTGCACCTCTACCACCTCCAAATTCAGAACTATCTGAAGAAGTAGAATCTTCTTTAGCTAGATTGGTAGCTCAAGCAGGACAGCAGCTAACACAAAGTAACCAACAGAAAGCTGCACAAATGCAAGCACAGCAGAAGGCGCAAGATCCTGTAATCCAAATGCAACAGCAAGAGCTACAATTAAAAGCACAAGAAGTACAACAGAAGGCACAGAAAGAGACCGCAGACATCCAACTTAAAGTTGCAGAGCAAAAACGTAAACAACAGAAAGATACAGTCGATGCGTTGATGGATGCTAAAGAGCTACAACTAGAAGAAAAAGAGTTAGAGTTGGAAGCTAAAAAAGCAGGAGTAAAACTAGCTTTAGATACAGAAAAACAAAAAAATAAAATGGATATGGACCTTTTGAGTGCCATGCAAGAAAATAGACAAGAATAATGGCAGATAACTTATTTACTGTATTAAAGAAAAAGTTTGAAGAAGACAAAGCTTCTGCTATAGAATCTCTTGCGTCTGGAGGAGCTAAAGACTTTGCCCAGTATAAAGAGACAACAGGTTACATTCGAGGTCTGGAAACCTGTTGGCGAACTGTAGAAGACCTCTCGCGCAATTACATGGAACACGATGATGAGTGAAGCTGAAAATATAAGTGAAGAACAGTTAGAAGCAATGATTCCTTTACCTGTGGGGTATAGAGTGCTTATAGCACTGCCGCAGGTAGAAGAGACATTTGATGGCACGGATCTTCTTAAATCGTCACAGACGAGAAACGAAGAACATATCATGTCGATAATAGGATTGGTTGTAGATATGGGCGAACAAGCATATGCCGATAAAGAACGCTTTCCTACAGGTGCATGGTGCAAACAAGGCGATTACGTCATGTTTCGTGCTAATTCAGGCACACGCTTTAGGATAGGTGGCACTGAGTATCGTCTTATGAACGATGACTCCATAGAAGCTGTCGTGCCCGACCCAACTGGAATATCACGAGTATAAGGACTTATCATGCCATTTCAAAAAGTAGAATTTGAGTTTCCTGATCCCGATGCTGTTGAAACAAGCACTGAGATAGAGATAGAACCTTCTAGCGAAATAGAAATAGAAATACCGGGAACCGAAAAACCTGTTGTTGAGGCAACGGTTGAACCTGAACCTGAACCTGAACCTGAACCTGAGGTGGAGATAATTAATGACGTACCTGAAAAAGACAGGAATCGTACCCCGTCTGAACCACCTGAAGATGTCACTGAAGAAGAGTTGGAAAACTATTCAGACAAAGTACGTAATAGAATACGACACTTTAGTAAAGGGTATCACGATGAACGGAGAGCTAAAGAAACGGCTCAAAGAGAACGCGATGAGCTTGAACAGGCAATGCAGAATATGTTGGCTGAAAATAAAGCACTCAAAGATACCGTTGGAAAAAATCAAGAGGCTCTACTCAAACAAGCTAGGCACAGTGTTGATGGAGAACTATCACAAGCAAAAGAAGCGTTTAAAGCAGCGCACGAGTCAGGTGATACAGAAGCTCTTTTAAGTGCTCAAGAACGCTTTACTAATGCAAAAATAAAAGCAGATCGTTTAGTTACACTTGAAGATTCTCCAGAAGAAGTACAGAATACCCCTAATGTACAAGAACAACCCACAAACAGACATGTGCCAGATCCAAGGGCATCAGAGTGGAGAAAACAAAATACTTGGTTCGGGCATAGTAACCATGAACCAGAGACGGCCTTTGCTTTAGGTCTGCATAGACATATCACAGAAGTGGAGAGAATATCTCCAGATAGTGACGAATACTACGAGAAAATAAATTCTCGTATGCAAGAAAAGTTTCCTGAATTATTCGAGGAAACCAATGAACGGGAGGTAAGTACACCTAAACAAAAAGCAAGTAATGTGGTTGCACCCGCAACGCGGAGCACAGCACCTAAAAAAATTAGGTTAACGCAAACGCAAGTTGCTTTGTCAAAACGATTAGGGCTTACCCCTGCACAGTACGCCAAACAGTTGGCATTAGATATGAGGAACGACAATGGCTGAGAATAGATTAGACCGTCAGTTAGAAACAAGGGAAAGAACAACCCGAAAAAGGCATTGGCAGCGACCAGAAGTTTTACCTTCTCCCACGCCTGAAGAGGGATATACTTTCCGTTGGATACGGGTAGCGTCTCGTGGTACAACTGATGCCACAAATGTTTCCTCTAAATTAAGAGAAGGTTGGGAACCAGTAAAAGCGGTAGATCATCCAGAGATTACATTAGTCAGCGTAGAGAACGAGAAGTTTTCCGACAATATAGTGATGGGTGGATTGATGCTTTGTAAGGCTCCAAAAGAGATGGTAGAGGAGCGTAGCGAATACTACGAAACTCAAACTAAATCTCAGATGCAGTCCGTGGATAACAACCTCATGAGAGAAAGTGATGCTCGTATGCCTATCTTTAATGATAGAAAGACGAAAGTTACTTTTGGAAACGGAACTTAACTATAGGAGTGTATAAGCGATGGCTTATCCAACTATTGATGCCCCTTATGGGCTACTTCCGGTAAAACTGTTAAGCGGTGTCCCTTTTGTTGGTACGACTCGGCATTATTCTATTGCTAGTGGTTATGGTACTGATATTTTTTACGGAGACGCTGTTAAACTCGTTACCGGAGGCACTGTCGAGCGTGATACGTTTGATGCTGCCATGACACCTATTGGTGTCTTTTTAGGGTGTTCATTTACTGATCCCGGTACAAGTCAGCCTACGTTCAAGCAGTATTATCCTGCTAGTACGGCAGCGTCTGATATACAAGCTTACGTTGTAGATGCCACAGATGTGCTGTTCAAAGTAGCAGTTGTATCTTCGGGCGAAACGATTGGTGATCTGGCAATTACTGATATAGGTGCTAATGTAGCTGGTGTGGATAACACTGGTAGTACCATTACTGGTAATTCTAAGAGTGCCATATCTGAAACTTCCGCAACAACTAGCTCGCTACCTTTTCGCATTGTCGATCTAGTGCAAGAGACTAAAAACTCTTCAGGTGGCTTCACAGAGGCTCTTGTCAAGTGGAACGCTGGACATGCCTTCGATAATACAACCGGAATATAGGAGTAGCGTAACATGGCAATATCACGCGCCCAATTACTAAAGGAACTCCTACCCGGACTGAACGCTTTGTTCGGATTGGAGTACGCCAAGTATGGTGAAGAACACGCAGAGATTTTTGAAACAGAATCTTCTGATCGTTCTTTTGAAGAAGAAACCAAGCTGTCTGGTTTTTCTGCGGCACCTGTTAAAGACGAAGGCTCTGCCATCGAATATGACAATGCTCAAGAGACTTTCACAGCTAGGTACACACACGAAACCATTGCAATGGGTTTCTCAGTGACGGAGGAAGCTATAGAGGACAACCTTTACGACTCCCTCTCCGCTAGATACACCAAGGCATTGGCTCGTGCAATGGCTTATACCAAGCAAGTAAAAGCTGCTGCTGTATTAAACAATGCTTTTGCTGCTGGTACTACTTATGGTGACGGACAGACTTTGTGTTCTACTGCTCACCCATTAGTATCAGGTGGTACTAACTCAAACCGCCCCGGCACCAATGCCGACTTGAATGAGACTTCTTTGGAAGCCGCTGTCATTCAAATCGCTGGTTGGACGGACGAGCGTGGTTTGTTGATTGCCGCTAGGCCAACTAAGCTAATCATTCCGTCTGACCTACAGTTTGTGGCAACACGATTGTTAGAAACAGAAGGAAGAGTTGGAACCGCAGATAACGATATCAATGCGCTTCGCAACAATGGTGCTATCCCCGGTGGATACTCAGTTAATCATTATCTGACGGACACAGATGCGTGGTTCTTAATGACTGACGTACCCAACGGACTCAAGCACTTTGTGCGAACTCCGATGTCTACATCTATGGATGCTGACTTTGATACGGGTAACAGCCGTTATAAAGCGAGGGAAAGATATTCATTTGGAGTATCAGATCCGCTTGGCATTTTCGGTTCACCCGGAGCATGATATGAGGGGGGTGTAAAAGCCCCCCTTTTTGTTCTATCCTGACAGTCTTATGACTGACACTAGCCACGACAGGAGGATACATGGCTAAAACTACTTTTAACGGCCCCGTTCGTTCCGAAAAGGGGTTTCAAATGGTTTCAAAGAACGCTACTACTGGTACGGTTACCGTAACTAGTGGTGATAAGTGGGCTGTTGAAGCTACTGGAAGTGCAGGTATTGAAGGCACTGCCGCTGTTTACGTCACTCAAGTTAATCGTTTAAAAAGCGATGTAGATACAAACGTCAACATTGTCAAGTCAACCATTATGATTGATCTAACAGGTTTGAAAGACGGTGGCACTGCAGGTGACATTATTGGTAAAGATGGTTCTGGTGTTGCGTTTATCGGGCAAGTAACCACTGCTAATCAAGGCACAGTGTTTGGCGTTACCATGACTTGTTTAGAAACTCCTGCTGGAGGAAGCACAGACATTGACTTGTATTCTGCTACAGAGGGTACAGGTGTTAATGACACTGCTATTGGTGATTTGACAGAAACTCAAATTATTAATGCTGGCGCTGCTTCTGCTGGAACAATGGTTGCTGGTGGAGACATTGCAGCAGACCAATACTTATACCTTGTGAGTCAAGGCACTGGCGATGCAACATATACTGCTGGGCGGTTTATGATTGAAGTTGTCGGCTATGATGTAGCATCTTAATTGGAGGTAAATTACTATGGCCTTAAAAGGTTCAGGTAGTGATGTAACATCCAGTTTTATAACTGCTGCTGCCGCAGATCCAGACGGTATTTCGACTGCTGCTAGTGTTAGTGGAGCCGCTAATTTAACTATCGGAGGCGCACTAGCCAGTGGAGGGTCTGTTACTATGGACTCCCCTAGAAACGTCACCATACTTTCTGCGTCTGATGATTCTGGTATTACTTTTACAGTTACTGGAACGGATGAATCTAACGATGCTCAGACTGAAGTAATTACAGGGGCTGACTCTGGCACTGCAACAGGAACTAAGTTCTTTAAAACAGTGACTCAGATAGCCACTTCTGGTTCTTCAGCGGGTAATGTTAGCGCAGGTTCTGGCACTAGTTGTTGTGGAGTTATCTCCGTAGCACGTTGCCGACTACGTGGTATTTATGTGGTCAACGGTAGTTCAGCCGCTACTATTGTGTTTAGAGAAGGTTCTGGCACGGGGACCATAAAAATGCAGTTTGCTACGGTTGCAGGAGTGAGCACCAACTCTTACCCTGACGTTCCTGATGACGGTCTTTTATTTGCGGGTGGAGGGTTTGTTACCTTTACCGCAGTAACAGACCTTACAGCGATGACTACATTCTTCTCTTAACA